GTTGTTAACTTGAAATTGATTGCAGCATCTGCTTTACCATTATCATAAAGAATTTCTTGACCAGCATCTATAGCGCCTGTGCTATCATCTTCTAGCCAGAATCCATTGAGTGAAAACTCAATAGCTCTTCTAATTACTTTATGCTCGGTTGCAGTTCCGCTACCAAAATCAGTTACATCAGCATCAGTTGGACTGTTAGACATTGAGAAGTCAGTTATACCATTGATACTGGTAAAAGTTGAACCACCATCTGTGGATGCTTCCCATGAAGCAGTTTTAGCTGCTACTTTTGCATTTGCCATCTATTCTCTCCTATTAACTAATTGTAACTTCTGTTACTTCCTTCATCATAGACTTCAATTTGAAAATTGACTGTCCACTCGTGCCTGCCATTGTCATCACGACCAATGTCTATTGGCGTGTTTTGCGCAATAACTTTTATAACACGACTACCACTAGATATTAGCGTAGTATTTGTAAGTCCTAACAATTCATCGTATATTTCTTTTGCTATGTTATAACTTACTCTTGGGTCTTTAGTACCACGCACTCTACATTGAACATTTATATCGCTAAATGGATTCTTGTCATCTCCAACACCGCCATATTCGCTTACCATAACAACTGTATCTGGACTATCTGGCATAACTGAAATAAAAACATTACCAGTTACTCCAGTAGTATCAAAACTACAAGATGTTATATTATCTCCTATCCACTCTGCTACTTCTGATGCCAGCATTACTTAATTTGACCTTTCATAACCTTACCCATTATTTCTAAAGCTTTACTTGCGTTCTGTTGAAGTGGTAATTCTAAATACTTAGCGATACGACCTTCAGCGTGTCTATAACCTAATTCTTCGTGTTGTTTAATTGCATAAGGTGTATCGTAGTAAACATAACCAGATTTCTTACCGCCATCTTCTACAAGTTTAACTCCAGCGGATTTTTCTAACAAACCAGTATCTTTTGGTACGACTTTAATTGATTCTTGTTTAACAAACTCTAATCCTAAAGTAATTGCTTTTTCTTGTGCAGTCATAACTTTTTTCTTGACATCATCTCCGAACCACTTAACGTTGTAATACTTAGCCATTAGAATCTAATCCTAAATCTACTTCTTTGTGTGATATATGTTTATAACCGATTATGGTATCTACTCCTAATACGTAATAAGTTATAGAACCTTCATCTCCATCTGACCAAACAATTTTATCGCCAACGTTTATGTCTTGTGTACCTTTACAAAATAATCTAGCGCTTGTAATTCTTTCATCGCCAGTATCTGTACTAATTCTTTTTTTAGATGGTTCTATTCGACATCTAAATTCATCTTCTGCGGTTTCGTAAACTTCTCCATAAGCGGAAGAACCTTGTTTAGAATATCTTGATACCTTCATTGTTAATAATGGAGAAATTATATTGTGATACTGTACCATTATTCATACACTTGGTCATCAGTAATAGCTTTAGGTAAACTGTCATCATAGTTGTAAAAGATTGCCGACCTATAGCCATAGAAGCCATGATTAACTAAAATTCTTTTTGCTCTTGGTGCTAAATCATCTGGTGCTTTATCTAACTGAAGTGAACCTAAAGATATTTTTCCATGAAGTTCTAACATATCGAAATCATCAATACCTAACTCGACCATATATTGCATCTGAAATGCAGTTGCATCTCTTAAAATATCGTGAACATCTGTATTAGTTGGGTTGCCATCAGTATCAATTTTAAATGCAACATTAACGTGAAAATCAATAATATCTGATGCAATTTGAAGCTTTGGTAATGTTACTGATTCTTGTGAAGCATTACCACCAGTAATAGATTCGTATTCTGCAACTGTGCAGTAACTTGGTCTTAAATAAACTTTATTTGGCATATTACTCTTCCTCTAATGTTTGTAATTTTTGCGGTGCAGCTCTTCTTTTACCAGTCTTGGTTTTCCATGCGCCACCAGCTTTGTCTGGTGCTTCAATAGCTTCTATCTTTTTTCTCATGTGCTTTGGTATTAACGAATCATTTTCAAAAAAAATAGCTTCGCCATTTAGCATGTACCAGCTCATTATTCTTCTTCCGCTTTTACCGCAACTTCTTCTTTAATTTCAACTTTATCGGCATCTTCTCCAACTGGTTTCCATCCAAACTTAAATGCTTGCTTTACATTGAATCCTTTGTGGACAATACCTTTTTCATCTATAAAATCCATGTTGTGATTATAACCCATAAAAAGAAAAGACCATCCAATTTAATGGATGGTCTTAACTTAAAGTGTATTACTACTTAGACCGCAGCAATATCTGTAATTTTTCCATGTGCGTTTGGATTACCATATTTTAATCCAATTTCTCCATAGATTTGGAACTTCTCTGAAGCGCCATCTTTTGCAAGTGGTTCAACAAATAAGAATCCTTTATCTGGAACGTTCATGAATACTGGAGAACATAGTTCAGCAGAAACTACTACTAATTCAGTAGTTGGCATGTGTCTGTTCAAAAGAACGTTTACTTTACCAAAATCAGTTTCTATTGTTTGTACGTTTACTCCTGCAACGTTTCTTGACTCTTCACGATAGTTTTTGTCAGTAACAAAAATATCTGTTAATTGTCTTTTTACGTTAGCGTTAGCCATGAGTGTAGCGGTTTCTGAAACTGCGATTCCGCCATCTTCCCATATTAATTGCATAAGGTCTAAGACTGCATCTTCTGTTAATGCTTGGTCTGTACCTGTACCATCGCCAGCATCATCGTTATATTTAACGTTGCCTGCTGCTGCGAGAATACCTCTGGTTTGTCTTTCAGATGTATTGTCTGATGGGTCTTGAAATGTACCTTGTAAGAAAGAATACTCTGCATCTCTTGCGATTTGCTTTAGCATTTGCTCTACTTGGAAGTCCATTTCGTTTGTTACTGGGTTATCCCCTTGTATATTTTCGCCACTAAATGCGCCAATAGCAGCTAGCTTGGAATAGCTAACTTCAATAACTTCTTGATGAATTTGGCAGATGTTGTAATAGTTAGCTCTTACTCTTGCTTCAGCAGTTGGTGCTGATGCGCCTTCAAGTGCTACGTTTTGCCCTGCGCTTCTCAAATCATAAGCTTGCCATTGGAAGGTCGGAGAAGTAGTGCTTTCGCCACCACTTAATCCACCGATTAGCGACAAAAATGGTGTGTCGGAAGGTGTCAACTCAAATAAATCTCCCACGTAATTTGGAAGGTTAAAAGTTGTACCTTGTCCTGTGATTCCTGCCATTTCTGGTTATCTCCTTCTAATCAACTTGTTAAATTAATACTTTACTTTTATTGCTCTTTTGTAAGCTCTAAAAGTCTTTGGGTTTTTAATGCCCTTGCTTCTTTCATTTTTTTATCAGCTTCAAGTTGTCTAATCCTTGATTCTGTATCAAGTGGTTGAGAACTTGTACTCATATCTGAACCACTCTTTGCAACTGAAGTTGAAGCTTCCGCATTTTTTAAAGCTGGTTTACTTTCAATAGCTTGTTTTACAAGTTCAGCTAGTTTAGAACTAAGTTCTGTATCTTCTACATCTAGTTCGCCTAATTGACCTTTAGCCATTAAGTAAGACCATGTAAGCTCATCATCTGCGCCTTCAGTCTTTACAACGTTGTTAAATGCTTGCATCAACTTTAAACTTCTGTTTTCAGATTGAAGTTTTGTAACTTCTTCTGCTAAAGTTTCTGCGTTGTTAGCATCATCTTCTTCTACGAATCCTAAAGCTTTGCCTAAGTTCTGAATTAAAGAATCGTACTTCTCTTCAGTTTCCTTCTTCTCTACTCTAAATTTCGCAGCTTCTTTATTAGCCCTTTGTATTCGCTTATCAAGTTCATCATCTGAAGAATTGTCGCCATCGACTACCACTTCTGAAGATGAATCTGCAACTTCGACATCTACGTTTTCAGCTGCGCTATCTACTTGGGTATCTTCTTGCACTTGTTCAGCTTGCTCATTTTCTGACATTATCACTACTCCTGTTAGTTGTCTAAATACACGAATCCTGTTCGTGTAGTGCTTACTGCTATATATTAGACCTAATAGTGTAAAGTATATGAACTTTTGGGTATGTTTTTATTCCAACAATGTTTTGATTCGTTCCAATGTCTTTTAGGATTAGTGTCATTACGTAAAAGCCACGAAGTCATGTATGTGGCATCGTAAGGATTAAATGGGTTTAAATCTTCTTTGAGTTTTGATTCTAACCACTTCTCTGTTTTGTCTAAGTATTGCCAGATACCTTTAGCGTTAGCAGAAGATACTGCATATTGTTTTCCAGAAGATTCGCAGAAGGTTGTTGCAATAGCCCATAAATAATCTTCTTCTTTTAAATACAACTCAAAAGCGTGATGATATTCAGCAGTATGTGTTGCTGCTTCTTGATACCATCTACACTCTTGATAATCAGATAAAAATTGCGGCGTGATTGCCGCAATTCCTATTAAGCACGAAATAATCATTAGTTTTTCAACTCGTATTGACCTTTGTCAATAATTGCTTTTACGCTAGAACCATTTCTTCTTCTTGCTTCATTAGCATTAAAATCAGCGTAAAGCCAACTACCATGTGGGTCTGCATATTCGTAACTCTCTGGTTGGTATATGTCAGCTCTTGGTTTTGGATAAGGTGCGCCTTGCCATCCATTAGATTTGTAAATAATTCCAGTATTAGAATCTATATGACATACTATTCTACCTTTTTTGCCATCTCTTAGAACCCATACTTTATCCCATTTATCGCCAAAAGTAACTCCACGTTTTGATTCTGTAGAATCTCTCCAGTCCATACCAGCAAAATAAGCTACGTGATTATCTTCTAGCTTTCCAATAAATTCAACTAACGCAGTTAAGTATGATTCTTTACTAGCTTCGTTAGCAGCGTAAATCTCGCTTAGGTTATAAGTCTTACCTTTAGCGAATCTTTGTATTCTTGCTTGTGTCATT